GTACAAGCAGCGACCGCCCTCATGCTCGCTCCACCGCTTGCCGTGAATCAGACAGACCGGATCTACTGGTGCCGTCCGCCGTGGTGGCCGGGGACGGCTGGCGCTACCCACTACCCACCAGGTGGACGCCGGAGCCCACCTTACGCGGATACTTCCTCAACGACCTCGCCCTCAATGGGGATCTCACCACCGTTACGAAGCACAAAGTCAACGACCTGCTGAAGAATCTCGGTCCGCTTGAGCTGATCAACCCCCGCGAGCGTCAACCGGATCTTCTGCGGCAGGAAGCTGCCGGGCCGCACCCGGTTTGCCTCCGCGAACGCGATCTGCAACCGCTTCGCGAGATCCGGGTCGGTGCCCCAGTCCGGCTCCTGGGAAACGGGCTCCTGTTCCACGATCCCACCGCGCTCCTCGTCATACCGCGCACCGATCTCATCCTCGGGGATCAGCCCGGTGATCGAGAACGCTTTGCGCAACGCCATGCTCTCGGCGACCTTCAAGATCATCGCGTCGGGGTAGTTGCCCCAGCTCTTGTTGCCACGCTTGTAGCTGGCGTGCTTCGCCAAGAAGAACGTGGGCACGCGACCCTCCCGGAACACGCGGCACCACGCCCCGATGATCTGCTGCTTCATCCGCTGCTCCGCCTCAATCGGCGCGTACGTGTGCACAAACCCCTGCGGGGTGCGGGCGATGATGTCGGAGGCGTAGATCACGTCGCCCTCCATCCCCCCGAACGTCTCGTAACGGTTCGCGATCACCAACAGCCCGTCCCTGGCGACGATGGTCTTGTAGCTCGGCGGCTCCCCGTCACGCCCCGGCATCTTCGCGAGATACACCTGCCCCGCGAACGGGTCGAGCTTGTAGCGTGCTGTCAGCTCCAGGAACATCAGCAGCGCCGGGGTGTCCGCCCCCCGCGCGACGGTCTGCTTGATCAACGCGAGCTGCTCGTTATCGAACCCGAATCGTGCCGGTGTCGTCAACGGCATCGGCAGCCGCACCACCTGGCTGCTCGGCTCAGGCTCGTACTTCTCTGGGGGTTCTGGCTGTACCTCGGTCTTAGCCATCGTCCTGTTTCCTCTCGTTGGCGAGCGCTATCGAGCGCTCCAGTCGCTCCAGCAAATCCGGGTCTTCCTCGGGCTCCAGGTCAGGCTTCGGAATGTGAATCTCGAACCTGGTGCTCACTGTCTCACGATACAAGTCATCCAGCGTCTCGCCGGTCTGAATCGCCCGCTCCATCTGCTCACGAGTGGGACGCTCCACACGCCGCGTCACACGATGCCCGTACACACGGTCCGCTTTCGCGTCACGGACAGGGATCGGGCCGTGCTCGCTCGCCCACGCCTTCAGCGCCTCCTTGTTCTGTTTGATCGCCGCCTCGGCGACCAGCACCTGCGCCGCGACCGTCCCAGCCTCCTCCATCGAGGAGATCCGCCCGGAACGCCGCGCGGTCGGGAAGATCGGACACGCCGTCGGACGCGGACAGTACGAGCAGTGCTTCCCCGGCGACGGGCTCCACTGGTCCTCCTCGAAGGACCGGTCGAACCGTTCCACGAGCGCGGTGACCGCCTCCTCGATCTCGTCAAGCTGATCGCGGTACAGCGTCGCCTCGCGCGGCTGGGAGTAGCGCGGGTAGAACTCCCGCAACGTCACCGAGTTCAACGTCGGGTGGTTGCGCAACACCAGCAGCCCGTAGAACCGCTGTTGGAAGAACCCGCCTTCGCTGATCTCCGACGGCGGTGGCAGCCACCACCCCGTCTTGTAGTCGATCACGACCCCGCGATCCAGCTCCACACCCTCGGCGAACAGTGCGTCGAGCTGGCCGGTGATCTCCCGGTCCACGAACCCGCCGTGAGGGTTGGGGTAGGTGACCGTCCACGACAGCCGCTGCTCGATGTCCACCAGCCCGGCGATGTTCCACCGCGTCTCGCCCGCGAACTTCTTCGTCATCCACGCCAGATCAGCGATCTCGCGCATCGGGATGTTCACCAGCTCCTCGACCGGCACGTCGTCCTGACGCAACGTTTCGAGGAGGATCGCGAGCGCGACATCCACCTCGATGGAATCCTCGCCGTGCGCCGCCATCTCCCGCAGCATCTTCGCTGCCGCGCGGTGCCAGATGATCCCCCGGCCCGACGCCGCGTCCGACCACGACTTCCGGAGTTGCTGATCCAACTTGCTCGCTAACCCGCACTCATCAAAGCGCGACAGCACGCTCTGACGGACGGTCGGGAAGGCTTCGAGCGCCTTCGGATAGGGGAGCTGCACAGTCATCCTCGGTCGGGTCTAAGGATCATTCCACCCACGCCGGACAGCATCAAAACTCGTTTCCCGCACCCGTCGCAGATCAGCGTATGGTGCCGAGAATGTCCCGACCGACCCGACCCCCCGATACCACCCGTCAGAGCGCGTGAGCGACACGCTAAGCGCACACGAGTGGCATCGAAGGGTGGTTGGTCGTCCGGCACGTCCCTGCGCTGTGTGCGGCTCCAGAAGGGCCAAACAGGGCCACCATGTCATCAGCCGCGAACGTTTGCGCCGGGTCGCACGCGACCGTGGTCTGAACGTCAGATCACTGTTCTGGGACCCCCGCTGCGGTATGCCACTTTGTGAGCTATGCCACTCGCGCCACACCAGCGCGCTGCGACGGATTCCGCGCCAGAAACTGACTGCTGAGAACGTCCAGTTCATCAACGAGCTGGACCTCGACTGGTGGATCGCCCGCTACTACCCCGCGCCAGGGCTGCCCTCATCCACCAACGAGCCTGGAGACAGCGATGGCGACGAAGAAGAACGCAGACCAGCAGCAGCCACTGAACGGCGATCAACCAGACAGCGAGTTCGTGTCCATCGAGGACATGGAGCCGGACACCCTCGAAGGGTCGGCGCTTCCAGGCAGCCAGCAACAGTTGACCTTCGATCTTGGCTCCGAGTACAACCTGGCGTTCTCGACCCTGAAGCTCGGGGCCGTGCCATCGCTGCGCGTTGACGGACAGTTCCACGAAGGTGACCGTGTGAGGGTCGTCCTGGAGATCGAGGTCGAGTACGTCGCTTTCCCTCCGATCAAAGACCGGGGGTTCCGGGTTGGGACTGAGCGCCGCCATCACGGTCTGGTGCTCTCCGCCGAACCGGCCGAATAAAACCTCCGCAAAGAGCGGGAACTTCGGATTGCAGGCGGGGGCCATGCGCGGTAGGTTCCAAACACCGCTAGCTCACAGCACACGACGTGTGCTCCGTGGGAGGAGGGCTGCGCTCCACATCTTCACTCCACCGGAGAGGTTCTGCCATGCCCTCTAAAGCCGTTGACCGCGTGCTTGCCCACCTCTGGGCGCTTGACCTGAACCCCAGAGGCAACGAACAACGCGGCTGGGATGCGCTCTGCCCCGCCCACGAAGACCGCAACCCCAGCTTCCACCTCGGCGAAGGGCATGATGGTCGCGCGCTCGTGTTCTGCCACGCCGGATGCACGCTCGATGAGATCGCCGCCGCGCTCCACATTCCCCTGACCGAAATGTTCGAGCCCAGCAGCGACAGTGAACCCGCCAAGCCCGTCCAACGCCGAGTGGTCGAAAGCTACGACTACGTGGACGAGGACGGCAGGCTGCTGTTCCAGGTGCAACGCACCGTCCCGAAGGGGTTTCGACAACGCCGACCGAACGGGAACGGCGGCTGGGAGTACACGCTCGGGGATGTGCGCCGGGTGCTGTACCGCCTCCCGCAGGTGATCGAGGCGGTCAAGGCCGGGAAGGGCATCGTGATCGTGGAGGGCGAACGGGACGTGCACACGTTGGAGGCCAAGCAGCAGATCGCGACAACGTGCCCCGGTGGGGCTGGGAAGTGGCGTGAGGAGTACAGCGCGGTGCTGCGCGGCGCGAAGGTCGCGATCATCCAGGACGTAGACCTTGAAGACCCGAAAACCGGCAAACGCCACGGCCAGGAGCACGCCGAACAGGTCCAACGCTCCCTCGAAGCTGTCGGCGCGAACGTGACGATGCTTCAGCCCGCCGTCGGCAAGGACGTGACCGACCACGTGCAAGCTGGGCTCAAGCTCGGGCAGCTCCTTCCGGCCGGTGAAACTCGAAGGGAGCGTCTTCAAATCCTGACTGCGCCTGAGGTGATGCGACTACCCGACCCCAACGCGGACGGATACTTGCTCGGGCCGTTGATCTTCCGTGGGTACCGCGTCGTGATCGGCGGGCACACGGGGCATGGGAAGACGACGTTGACCATGCACATGGTCGCGAGCGCGGTGAAGGGCACCGACTTTCTCGACTCGCACTGGCATGGCCGGGGTGGGCTCAAAGCGTTGATCGTGGACGTGGAGCAGGGCACCAAAAGCATCAAACGTGTGCTCCGCGAAACGGGTCTGGAGGAAAATCCCAACGTCCAGTATCTCCGTGTCCCGGACGGGCTCGCGCTCGACTCTGATCAAGACGCGATCAAGTTCATGGAGAAGACGTTTGTGGAGGGCCGGTACGACATCGTGCTCGCCGATCCGCTGTACAAGCTGCACCGTGGCGATCCGAACGACACGCAGGCCGCGACGGAGCTGATGCGCCGGTTCGATGACTGGCGTGAGCGCTACGGGTTCGCTTTGCTGCTACCGATGCACTGCCGCAAACCCAACGCCCGCCAGTCGCTGTCCCCGCACGACCTGTTCGGCAGCTCGGCCTACCAGTGGGGAGCTGAGATCCTGATTGGCCTGGAGCGCCCGCAGACAGCGGAGGATGGCGCGTTCTCCCTGTTCCATCTGTGGAAGGATCGCGACGGCGAGGTCGCGGAAACGATGCCGGTCAACTCGAAGTGGGGTGTGATGTTCGACCGGCTGACGGGGTTTCATCGCGCGGTCAAACCCAAGCGTCTGAACGCTCGCGAGGTGATCCACGGGTTGCTGAAGCAAGCAGACAAACCCCTGACCGCGTACGACCTCCAGGACATGTGGCCTGCGGACAAAGCTCCGAAGATCCGTACGATCCGGGATGCGTTGGAGGGGATTCCTGGGGTGACGCACGATGGGTGCGAGGGTCGGATGGATCGGCGTTATCAGTTGCCGGTCGCGATGTTCGATGAGTAGAAACAGCGTGGCCCAGGTGCAGAAGGACACCTGGGCCACGGAGAGAATCTGCCCTGAAGCTCCTACCACTCCTACCACGGAGAACCAACAACGAGCCCAAGGAGGCATCAGACCCTAGCGCCTCCCACGGACATCAGGGCAGAGATCCGAGTGGACCCCCGAGGATGCTGCCAGTCGTGATAGTCGTGGTTCTGCGTAACCGGCACCGATGAGCCGGAAGGGGTTCATCCCCAGATGTTCCCGTCCTGTTGGCCCTTGGGCCAGGCAGCGCGAGAGGAGCGGTAAAGGCAGACCTGGGCGCGTTTGACTCTCGTGGCATCTCGGCACACGGATTCCTCAGTCCCTGTGGTTGAGTGCTGTCCCCCCGTCGTGGGGGGCAGTGCGCTCTCGGTCAGCCGTTGTCCTCGAACCCTGTGGATTGGGGGTGGTGGGCGAGTTGGCGTAGGTGCTCCTCGATGTAGATGAGTTTGGCCCAGGCGTCTGAGAGGGGTGCTGCTGGGCCGGTCCAGAGTCTGCCTTCGGTGGCTTCGGTGGTGATGATGCTCGCGAGGGTGGTTTGGACTTCTTCGCAGATGTTGAGCGCGTCTTGGGGGGTGAGCCAGGTGTCGATCACGTCAGTCATCAGCTTGCTTCCTGGTCGAGGAGGGACAGTTGGGGTGATGCGCCAGCGGTGGCTGCGAGGAATAGCTGTCCGCCGTGGCCGTGGACGGCGATGAACAGCGTCGCTTGCGTGAGCGTGAACCCGGCGCGTTTCAGGCGCGGCCATTGCTCGACGTGGAACAGCTCGTGGTGGTAGGGGCAAAGTGGTGCCATCACCCCGATCTCCCTGGGCCACGGGACGCGATATGCCCCGTGATGCAAAACGTAACGCGGGTTGTCGCAGACGCAGCAGGAGTGTCGTGCCCACGACAGGCTGTCGTAGTAGCGTCGCCGTCGCGTGTTCTCGTCCGGGGTTTGCGCATCGACGCGCTCGCGCCGCTCGCGTTTGTCCGCTGCTGCATGCCGTTGCCTGTAAGCCAGTCGCTGCGCCGAGGACGATCCGTTTGGAGCTGCGCCGCCAGCCGAGGGTAGGCTCATCGGTGAGCCCTCCTTTGGGTTTACGGTGCCCGCCGGGGGTCTTTCTTTACTGGGAATCGGCCCCTGGCGTGGCACCTAGGTTCGCTGCCGAGTAGCAGCCAGCTAAGAGCCTACGCGCGGCTTTGCCGTGGTCCACAGGTGGGTTTGCTTAGAGGCTCAGTCGTCTGGTTGCATGAGGCCGGGGAATTCCCCACCCTCAGCCAACGTGGAGACGGAGTACACCCGAGCGCCGGTTTTCTTCGCGCCCCCACGGCACAGGCGGACGACGTTCACGGGCCGCGAGTCGAAGTCCTGACCGCGCTCCCGGAACACGTGCTGCGCGACTCCCAACGCCTCGTCCATCCCGAGTTCGGCGAACACGTGGATTGCTGCGGCCATGAACTCCGCGTCGCCCTGGACGATGAACCCACGTTCGGTGTCGCCCTTCCAGCAGCGAATGCAGGCGTGGTAGGGCGCGATGTCTGGGGCTCGGCCAATCTCGCCGAGGGGATGTTCTCGCCGTCGGCGACGTGAGTTGCTCATGCTGTCTCTCCTGGTCGGGGGTACCCAGAATGGTAGCGCCCAACACGTGCTTGGCAGCAGACGTAACGCGACCCAAAGGCGTAGGATCGCGCTCCACCGACCGAGGCGAGGAGTTCGGTGTGGTCGCCAAACCTCGATGCCTGAAGGAACTACGCGACGAGGAGGAGTCGTGCCATGAGATTGGTGCACCGACCGCGCAATCCCAGCGACGGACCGGACTTGAGCGGCCCTGGTGCTGTCCGCACCGCTGACCCTCAGACAGCTCGCCAAGCAGCGCTGAACCCGAGTCTTGACAAGTCCCGCTCGCGCCGGGATGTGCTCGTAGCGCTCGGCGTGCTCGGGGAAGCATCGTCCCGCGAGATTGCTGATCACCTGGGGGTGGACCGGTCCTCGGTGTCGCCGCGACTGAACGAGCTGGGACCCGGAGCACCAACGGTGCGCTACGACCCGCCGTTGGTGCAGAAGACTGGGCTTACGCGACCTGGTGTGGGCGCGGGTGTGATGAACGAAACGTGGGAGTTGACGGACGCCGGTCAAACGTTCTTCGGAGGCATCCACCTCGATCCGTAGACTCACAGCATGCGCATCCAACAGCCAGACCGCGAACCTGATGTCGAGATCCGCGTCCTGGGTCGCTGCGCCCCCGGTGGCTCAAAAGACACAGGTGTGATCTACCGCAAAGGCCCCAACGGCACCAAGATTCCTGTCACCGACGAAACAGGCAAAATCAAAACGTTCGTGCGTGACAACAGTGGTGAGGGTGGTAAGCACTGGCGCTCCGCCGTCGCCAAGGCCGGGCACGAAGCGATGGGCGGAGCTGAGCTGCTGGACGGGCCGCTGTACGTCGAGGTCACCCTGATCCGCAAACGTGGACCGGGGCACTACGGTCAAGGTCGAAACCGTGGGCTGCTGCTCCCGAGCGCACCGATGTACCCCGCGACCGCGCCGGACGCGACAAAGCTGATGCGCTCCACCGAGGACGCGCTGACCGGCGTGGTGTGGCGCGACGATTCCCGCAACTGCACCACCCACGTGGAGAAGGTCTTCGCCGAACCTGGTGAGCCTGAGGGCGCTGAGATCCGCGTGTGGACGCTCACAGCACAGCTTGGGGAGACTGCACGAACACCCGCCGACCAGCTAGCGTTGAGCGCTTAGAGCCCCCCACTACCGAGGAGAGCGTTGTGAGCACCACAGACCCGACGGACCCGACCGCCCCAGACCCGACCGTCCCGGACACAGGCGACACGGGCGACACCGAAACGCCAGCGCCTGAGCCCACCCAGCCGGAGCCCTCGGACCCGGACCAGGACGAGTAGCACCCCACTTACCCGAGGAGAAAGACCGGTCCCGATCTTGAACCCGTCGGGACCGGTCACCTCGGATCAGGCCAGCCCGGTCGAGCGCAGCAGCGCGTACCCGTAGCAGCCGCCGAGCACCAGCCCCGCCGACAGCGCGAGCCCCAGCACGAACCGCATCCGCTCAACTGTCCGGGAGCCGATGGCCACCCAGACCAGGACGAGCACCCACGTCCTTCTGATCACGTCCACCCCGCGAGCGCGTCCACCTGCTTGCGCCCCTGCCGGGACTTTCCCAACGCTGCCTGGTGCTCCGCACCATCCGCGCGAGCCTGGTGATACAGGTGGCTCTCGTACTCCGCGATCAAAACTTTGCGCAACGATCCAACTTCGAGGTCGGTCGTTAGTTGCGCAACTGTGATGGCGTGCAGCAGCGCGTCAACGCGAGCGGCTGACCCCCCGGCCAGCCGCTCGAACGCTTTCTGACGCTGCTTCTTGGCCTGCTCGCGGTTCATGACCGGCTTGCGTCGTCCCGCCAGAACCCTTGGTTCCAGACCAAGTACACGTCCCTTGCCATGTACTTCGGGACGTTGTTGCGGTACGCGAACTTCAGCGACGTGAAGTTCCACCGGCCGTTCAGCAGTACCGGATGGTACAGCCACAGCCGCACCCGCCAACCGCGCCATGCACCGCAGCCGCTCTGGTCGCAATCACTGCCCTGCCAACCGATGCTTGTGCCAGCCGCCGACTTGGCGTTCCAGTAGGTCCAGTCGATGTTGCCCAAGTGAGGGCCAATGCCGCCGAACACAAACGTCCCGCCTAACCCAGGGCGGATTTGCGCTGGGTGGGTCAGGTAGCAACAAGTGGCGCTCGTCCCGGTGGGGGCCGTAGGCAGTCGCGCTGCTCGCGCCGCAGTGGAGGCGACACCGAGCAGTGCCAGCATCACAAGAAGTAGCCTGATCGCGCGGCTCATCACCGCCACCCATCGCGGTAGTACCAGAACGTGACCCTGCGCCCGTGAACCGGAACGTTGTGGAGGTACACGATCTTCATTCGCGTGAACGCTGTCCGGCCGTTCAGCAGCGCGGGACGCCACAGCCAGAGATGCACCCGGAAGCCGTGATGCGTTCCATCAGCACAGTCCGGACGACAGTCATCCGCCCAGGCTACGCCAGTCCCAGACGCCGACGTGGAGTTCCAGTAGTCCCACGTGATCTGGCCGTAGCGAGGTCCCACCCCGGCGATGAAGAACGCACCATCACCCGAAAGCGTCAGCGCGGCTGGCTGGACCTCGAAAGGTCCGCCAAACAGCTCGATGGCGACAGCAGGCGCGCTCGCTGCTTGCGCCGCAGTGACGACGCCAAGTATCAGCGCCGCCACCACCGCCACGATCACCCGCTTCATCGCGTCACCTCGAACCGTGCGAGCGCGGCAACACGGATCGCGACCGCAACCCGCTTCGCTGCCTCGCGCGTAGGGAACGGAACGTTCACCGGATACCACGCCACACCATCGGTGGACGTGGCAACGAAGAACTGTCCCTCGTGCTCATCAACCCGCGTCTCAACACGCGGACGCTCGTAGCTCATCGCTGCCTCCCTTCAGTTCCCGTAGTAGAACCGCATCCAGATGCCGTTCTGGCCGGTCACCGTGACGTTCCCCGTGTACCAGTTCGTCCGATATGTCAGCCAGTAACCCCGGTGGGTCACAGGCGAGTAGATCCAGGCGTTGCGCGACAGGCCGTACTGGTAGGCGTGATCAACCGCGTTGATCGCAAACCCGCAGCTTGTGTGATCGCTGACCTGGATCGCCGGATCGCCGCCTGTGCAGTATGAGATCCGAGCGGCCTGTGAAATGGCCGGGACCGCCACGGACCCGACGACTGCCAACGCTGCCGCAGCAGCAAAGAACCTTTTCTTCATGATGAACTCCTCGGTCGGATTGCGCCCACATCTCGGGCGTACCCACAGCATAGCACAGGTCGTGTGCTTAGCCAAGGTTAGCTTTAGAGGGAGCCGCCGCCTCGAACGCGCGCTTCCATCTGATCGACCACGCGCTGCCCCATCGCCCAGCACCCACCCTGCTGACGCGGGTTCACAGAGCCGTACACGAGCCAAGGCCAACGCTTCTGCAACGCTTCCGCGAGGATGCGATGGAACTGGGCATCATGACCCGAGCCGGGCGGCGAAGCGAGGTGAGCAGCCTCGTGGTACACGACCTTCATCCCGGACTCGTAGCTCGCGCCCGAACCGAACGTGAACCACACCTTGAACCCGGCGACAACAGCACGACCCGTGTGGTAGCGCTTGCCGCCCCGCCGAATCGTGACGCTCAAGTCGTCCATCGTGGGCTTATGCCCGCGTGCCCAGCCATCGAAATAACCCATGTCGGTCAGAGCCCTGCGCAGTTCAGCGCGGACATCAAGTTGACGCTCGACACCACCGGCATCCACCAGCGATACCAGCCACCGGTCGCGCTGTTTCGCGCGCTGAGCAGTGGCGCGGGCCGTGCGCTCGGTCTTGGCCTGCTCGCGCTGGCGTTCAAGTGCCGGACAGACACGCTCGACTAACCGCCCCGTCTTCGCTGAACACGACAGACAGAAACGCCGGGTGTCATCCCGGCGCATCCTGCCTGGAGCCAACAGCCCGCTCTCGCAGCGCGGGCACTCCCAACGTCGCTGTGCCATCACCGCCCCCTACGAGTCGCGAAGTGAAACGCGCCGCAGAACTCGCAGCGGTAGATCAGCTTGTCGTGCAGCCGGTAGCGCTGCGAATGACGCTCAGCAGCCTGGAGCGTCTTGAACTTCCGCTTCGGGGTGCCGTCCGACTTGAAGTGCTCCCCCACGATCCGCTCACCCATCACAGCGCCCGCTCGATCTTGCGCGCCACCTCGTCAATGACCTCCGCGAACCGCCGCAGCTTCTCGACACCATCCTGCCCTGCCCAACCGGCGACATACGGCACCGACGCGACCTGCACATCGAACCCCTGCCCCGCGAGCACGATGAATGTCGCCGCTTCCACAATCGACTCGGCGGCAGACCGACCGTAGTCCTTGTAGCTCACACCAAGCGCGTGCGCGATCTCGTGAACCAACACCCGCACGCGAGCGTTCGGGGACTGCCCGCCAGCAATCGCGATCCGCTTCGCCTGCGCATCGCAATAGCCGCCGACACCATCGCTGAGCAGCTCGTCAGCGACCGTGTAACCAAGCTCGCCAGCGAGCGCCAGCAACGCAGGCTCCAGGTGCGCGTGCGAGTCACCCTCCAACGCCACCGCTTGCGGCGGCTCTGGGAGATCATCCCCCGCTGTCTGGGACACGTCGAACACCGGCACCAGCTTGAACTTCGCGATCTTGCGCTCCCACCGCTTCTTCTTCTCGTTCCACCGCGCGCCTTGATCACCCTCGTCACACGGGACGTACCAGGTGATCGGAGCGAACACCCGCAGCGCATGCGAGCCCTTCGCCGGGTAGCGGCCAAGCTCACGCCACACCGACGCCGCCGCGACCCGTGTTGCCTCCGGCAACTGGACCATGATCAGCATGGTGTTCGCGAACGAGTAGTCGTGGAACTTCGCCCGCGCGTTCAACCACGCCGCGAAGCCTTCCTCTGATTGCAGGGACGCGACGGCGCTCTCGAACTGCTCCTGCGCCTTCTCGCGCTGCGCCTGTAGATAGGCGGCTTTCTCCTCGTCGGAGAACTTCGTCTTTGCTTTGGTTGCCATCTGAACTGCCTCCTCGGTCGGGGGGTCGAGGCCCTTGCCTCGTGCTAACAGTGTAGCACCGGCTGACGCACGTCGTGCGCTACCATGTGGCGAACCGACCGAAAAGGACGAGGTATGAACGTACGAGTGACCCTCTCGATTGAGGTGGACCCAGAAGCCTGGATGCTGGCCTACGGATGCCCACCAGAAGACGTGCGCGAGGACGTGAAGGTCTACGTCGCAGGTGGCGTGGAGTCGAGCGCCGCCGCCCAGGAGGGCGGCATCCTGAAAGTGACGATCCGATGAGCGAAGAAGCGCAGGAGGCAGCCCTCCGAGCGCTCCGCGACGCGCACGCGCTCTACAGACAGGCAGACGCCCACCGCACCGAGCTGATGGAACTCTGCCGACGCCTCGCGATCCCACTCGGCGAGATCGAGCTGGCAGTCGGCCTAGACCGCCCTGAGCGCACACCATGACCACCGTACATAAGCGCCCATCTTGCGCTATGCTGGGAGGCATGAGTAGCACCACGAGGAACGGGCACATTCCCCCGAGGCCAAAGCAACCGAAACAGGTTCGTCAACTCGACGTTGTGGGAACCGCTGAGGTTGCAGAACTCCTCGGAGTCGAGCGACCCCGCATCGGCCGCTGGATCAAACGCGGTGTGATGCCGCCGACAGCGGCCAGGCTATCCGCAACCCCGATCTGGCACCGGAAGGACATCGAGAAGATGCGCGAGTGGGTAGAAGCAAACCGCCGCAACCTCAAGGCCGACGACCCAGAGCCTGAGCCCGAGCCCGCACCGAAGCCGAAGCGCCGCCGCCGCACCCCGGTGGCAAGCTGATGGCGACCAAGGCAGCGGCAGCCAAAACGAACGGCAAGACCGACGGGCGTGCCGCCCAGGCAACCGAGTACGTGGTCCTGGAGCAGCGCGAGCTTCAGGACGACAAGGGCAACACCGTGATCGGATGGGTCGAGGCTGGCACCACGAACGCCACGATTCGCACCAGCGCCATCTCCGAAGTTGCGAAAGACCGCGAAGGTGTGTGGCGTGCTGTCCCTGCCCGTAGCTGGGCAGAAGCGATCCGCACACGCAAGGAAACGATCACGAAGCTGAAGGTCGAGCCGGTCGAACCGTTCTAATGGGCGACGTTGAGCAGGAGCCGTACGACAGCGCCTCTGACACGCTCGTGCACATCGACCAGGTGCGTTCCCTGATCAACCAGGTGGTCGAAGACCTGCGTCACCGCGCGGCTGTGCACGACGCCTCAAAGCTCCGGGACCCCGAGAAGCAGACGTTCGACCAGTTCACCCCCAAGCTCGCGGCTAGCACGTACGGCAGCGACGAGTACAAGCAGTTTCTGGTTGGGATGGGCGACGGTCTGAACCACCACTACGCCGAGAACGACCATCACCCGGAGCACTGGCAGCACGGGATCGCGGACATGGACCTGATCCAGGTGATCGAGATGCTCGCCGACTGGAAAGCCGCGACCCTGCGCCACGAGAACGGAAGCCTCTCGCGCTCCATCGCGCAGAACGCCGAGCGGTTCGGATACGGCGTCGAGTTCTACCGGCTGCTGTGGAACACCGCCCTGCGAATGGGTTGGCTGGAGCCCGGCGAAACCCCAGCGGGATGGCGCAACGAGGAGTGAGACGTGGCTGACGTGCCCGACGACGACCGCTTCGACCAACTCAAGACGGAGATCGCCGACTTCCACGGATACGACGACGAAGCGCTGGAGCAGTACCGCGCACTGTCGTTCTACCTCGCTCAACGCCGAGGCGGCAGCACCTGCCACGGCGCGATGATGCGCTTCGAGTCATCCGGCGAGGGCACCTCCTACGGCGTCTGCACCGTCTGCAACCAACCCGCTGACGGTCACGCCGGAATGCCCCAGGCGATGGCCGCGAAAGTCACCTGCGAGAACTTCGGTCACGACGCCCCACGCGGCCTGTGCCGACGCTGCGGGCTCGGGGTCGAACTCGGTGACGACACCAAACGCGAACGCGAACGCGAGCGCGAGCGCGTCGAGCAACGCCAAGCCTGGCTTCAGTCCCGCCGGTAGCACGGCGATACGATCCGCCTGATGGCCGACGAGGCGGACGACAAGCGCTCGATTGAGGACATGACCGATGCGGAGGAACGCAAGCACGGGCGCAAACCGGGGCTCACCGAACCCGAGCGCGAAGCGCGCAACACCGAGCTGATCCGCGACAAGCTGCGCGGCCAAGGCTGGGCGTACCTGTCAGCGAAGTACGACCTGACCGTCCGCCAGTGCCAGGACATCTACGGGAAATGGCGTGAGCAGAACCAGACGACCTACCAGGGCCGCGATCCCATCAGCATCGTCCACTCGATGCTCGACCGGATGGAAAGCTGGGTCGAGCAGCTCGCCGAGGTCGCCGACGCGACCGCGACCGACATGACCAAGATCGCCGCGATCAACGCGCAGATGGCCGCGACCACCAGAGCCGCCGAGCTGATGCAAGCAACCGGCATCCTCCCGCACGACCTCGGCACCCTACGTCTCGAACTCGACGTACAGACCCTCGCCGTCCGGCTGGTGACCGTCCTGACCGAACAGGGAGCTACCCCGGACATGAAGCGCGCGATCCTCGACGCGCTCCGAAGCGATGCGGTGCAGCAGCCCCAGGTGCTCAACGGAGCGGGCTGAGGGCTCCCGCTTCTGCGCGGAGCACCGCAACCAGTTTGCCGCGATGGCTGTCGAGATCAACGAGAGCAACGTCTCGTGGCGACGCACCGGCAAACGCTCACCGCACAAACGCTGCGAGGCGACCGACTGCCCGGAGCTGGCGTTGCCGCGCGAGAACTACTGTGAGCAGCACCTGAGGGAGATCGACGGGTGAGCCTCAAAACCGATCCGCGTGGCAGCTTCAAGATGAGCGTCACCGACGCCTTCCTCGACGCGCTCCAATCCGACATCGCCGCCCAGGAACAGCGCCGCGCGAGCTTCCTGGACTGGGCGATCAAGGTTCCCGAATCCAAGGGTCCGCTCGACTTTGCGCGCTGGCCGTTCCAACGCGAGCTGTACGAGCAGGGGTTCGATGACAAAGAGGTCGTCGTGATGAAAGCCACCCAGCTCGGACTGAGCGCCTGGCTGGTCCGCTGGGCGCTGTGCTGGGCCGACATGCACGGCGCACGGGTGCTGTACCTGTTCCCCCGCGAACGTCAGCTCCTGGACTTCTCCGACGGTCGGATCAAACCGCTGATCCTCGGCGAGTACCTACGCACCCGCGTCCCACCGGCATCCGTGATGAACAAGACCCTCAAGAGCGTGGGGCTCGGGATCTGCTACTTCCGAGGGTCCGAGGCCGAGGCCGGACTGGAGTCGATTGACGCCGACGCGCTGTGCCTCGATGAGCACGACCTGCTCGTCCAAGCGCACATCCCGATAGCCGAACGTCGCGTCGGCGGGCAGGACTCCCTCGGGCTGATCCGCCGCGTTGGATTCCCAACGATCTCCGAGCACGGCATCCACAAGGAGTTCGGCAAAACCGACCAGCGCGAATGGACCGTCCGCTGCGAGTTCTGCGGAGTCTGGCAATCGCTGAAGTGGGCTGAGAACATAGACCTGGACCGTGGCGGCAGGGTGTGTTCTCAGTGCCGTCGCGGTCCCTTGAACGTCGCCAACGGCGAGTGGGTCGCGACCTACCCCGACCGTGACACGCGCGGCTACCACGTCACCAAGCTGATGCTCCCGAGCGAGAGCATCATGCCGACGCTGATCAAAGCGTCACGTGAGCAGGTCGCGTACCGCCGCCAGGTGTTCTACAACCGCGACCTCGGGGAACCGTGGGAAGCCGAAGGTGCACGTCTCACCGCCGCGATGCTCGCTGCCGCCCAACGCGACTACACCCAGCAGCAGTCTTACGTCGAAGGCAACCCCGTGATGATGGGCGTCGATGTCGCGAGCACCCGCGCGCTGAACGTCTGGATCTCCGAGCAGCTCTCAGACACCCAGGGCCGCGCCCTGTACGTCGGGCTGGTGGACAGCTTCGAGGACCTCGCGAAGCTGATGGACCGCTTCCGGGTGAACATGGCCGGGATCGACCATCTCCCCGAAGGCCGTCTCGCGTCGGCGTTCGCGAACCGCTTCGCCGGTCGCGTGTTCATCGTCAACTACTCCGAGACGCAGAAGGACGTGCTCGCTGTGGACGACATCCAACGCCGCGCGAGCGTCCGCCGCACCGAAGCGATAGACGCCGCCCAGGAACGCATCCGCTCCCAACGCGAATACCTCCCCCAAAACCTGCCCGAGGGGTTCGTCGCACAGATGTGCTCCAACGTCCGCTCCGTCGAACAAGACGACGTAGGCAGGGTCAAGGTGCTCTACCGCGCCGACGGCCCCGATGACTTCATGCAAGCCCTGACCTACTGCCTCGTCGCGAACGAGTGCTTCTGGATACGCCAGCAGGTCGGCCACGAGGAGATCACCAGCATTGACGACATGACCGAACTCGGGTTCGAGCGCTCCACCCTCCACGACACCAACGGCGGGGAGTACAGCCCCGGCCGCGACGACGGGTCCTACACGTTCGATGAAGACACCGGCAACGGGTTGGGAACCCTCGCCGACGGATACGACTGGGACGAATAGACTAGACGCACATCGTGTGCTATGCTCGGTTCATGATCCCGACCGAGGAGAACACGATGGACGAGCCGAACAAGAACCGCATCCTCACCGACGCCGAGTGGACCGAGCAGGACGAACGCGACCGCTGGCTCGATGAGATGGACGGCGACGACGATGACTGACCCGACCACCGCATTCGACCTGATCGGCTACGACGGCGACCAGTACATCCGCATCGTCGGAGGTCGCGCGCTCTACGAAACCGTCGCCGTCCGCGACGGGTACCAGGACGGTCCCGTGATCCTCCAACGTCTCGACGTGCAGCCAGTGCCAAACGGCCTGCGTGTCATCAGCCGCTGGGTCGATCCGCTGACCCACGTCGAACTCGTAGACGCATAACACTAGACGTGTGCTAAGCTCGTAGAGCAAGTCCCGACCGAGGAGAAGCAATGACCGAGACAGACAAGACGACGTTCGTGGTCATCGACCAATACGGCGTCCAGAACACCGAAGGGAACTTCGAGAGCGTCGTCGTCAAAGAGTGCGACACGAAACGCACCGCCCTGAAGACCGCCCGCAACTACCTCGCGAGCAACCCCGAAGCGACCATCCTGATCAACCGAGGCCACAGCCAACGGTTCGAGGACGCGCTGACCTACGTCTACGTGGACGACTACGGCCAGACCAGGACCGAAGCAGCATGACCACAATCACGACAGTCACACGCGGAAAGCGGATCGGTGTCAGCCGAGACGGCAAAGCCATCGGCTACGCAGTCCGCATCCCCAAGGCAGGCACGTGGACCGCGTACGTCTACACGACCGCACCGCCGTTCGACTACGCCCGCCCAGGCTTCGCGACCAGCGATGACGCGGTGGCCTACATCACTGCGCACGGCCGGAACCGAAGCTAAACCCACGTCGTCCCCGGCCGTCGGTGCCACCAGTTGACACCGACGAGCGGTGACCACCGCTACCCAAACCGACCGAGGAGAACCTCATGAAGAAGTACATCGTTGCTGCTACGGCAGCGCTGACCATCGCCGTACCCGCAGTCGTCATCACAACCGCCGCACAGGCGGCAGCTCCCACTGCTGCTGTCACCAAGGTGGTGCAGAGGCAGTACGCCCAAACGGTGGGTAACCGCCTCAAGGTCGCAGAGGAGGGCTTCACGCTCGACTATGTGAAGGTGCGCTGCGCGCACGACAGTGGGATCTACTACTCCTGCTACGCCAAGTCCACGATGACTCAAGGCCGAACGCACCTCCGGTACGGCGTGATCATCAACGCCCACACCATCAATGGTGGTGCCGGACTGGAGTGGCGCGCTGGTAACGCAGACCTGCTCAAGAGCTGGTAGCCACATGAAACGAGCGATCCTCGGAGCGGCGCTGCTGCTCCTGCTAGCGATACCAGCACTGGCGCAAGCGCAGATGTCGCCGCTGGCCATGCGCAACGCAAGGGTGCAGGCATGGTCGGCAGCAATCTGGACGCTGCCGCACGAGCGGGACACGATCTCGACAAAGCGATCCGTAGACAACGGCCCGGACGCTTGCACTCGCTTCGACAGATACACAATCCAGTGCACCGTCGAGGAGAGCGGTACGTGGACCCGGTGGGACCACTGGACCAACAGTTACGACAAGAACTCTGAGTGGTGCATAGCGAACGTCCAAGTACACAAAGACCAGTACGGCATCATCACCGAACGCACTCTGGACAAGACCTGCGTGTGATGCGGCCTGGCTAGGCGTAGCGCACGATCTGTGCTACGCTTAGCCAAAACCGACCGAGGAAAGGAAGTGCACCGTGGCTCGCGTCACGTACGTAAAGAGCGCCAAGGGGCGCAAAGATGGCCGCAACCGCACCTGCGTCAAGTGCGGCACCGAGATCAAGCCGGGCGACAGCTACAAGTGGTTCGCGAGCCGCATCGGCACCTACAGCCAGCGCAAGAACTTCTGCTCCAACTGCCCGGTCCGACCGTCCGATCAGACCACCAGCCCGCACCTCCAGACGATCTACCTCGCGCAGGAAACCGCCGAGGACGCGCTCGCAAAGGGCGAGGGCCTGGGACTGATCGACCTCGCTGAGATCGTCCGTGGATTCGCCGAGGGTGTGCGCGAAGCCAGCGAGAGCTACGGCGAGTCTGCCGACAACATCGAGTCCGGCTTCGGGCACGAGACAACCCAGAGCGAGGAGATCCGCGACAAGGCCAACGAATGCGAGTCCGCCGCCGACACCCTCGACTCCGCCGCCGACGACATCGAGAGCCTGGACGACCCCGACGCCGAGGAAGACGAGTTCCTCAACGAGTACGAGGGCAGCGTGTACGACGAGACAGGCAAACCGACCGACCCCGAGGACTTCGCCGACTGGCTGGAGGAGAAGCGCCAGGAGCGCCGCGAGGCCGCAATCGACGCCGCGAATGACGCCATCGCGGAAGGACCGCAGCTATGACCGACTCACGCTTCCACCAGTTCATCGACTGGTTCCTGACCTCCGACGACGTTGCCTACGGCATCGCCATCGTCGCTTTCGCGACCGCCTTCCTGATGGTCGCCGCAGCGCTGATCGTGACCGTCTCATGACCACCGGATACGAAGCCAAGATGTTCGGCGACATCTCACGGATCGCCAAGGCGCTGGAACGCATCGCCACGGCACTGGAGACACGCACCGGCCTTACCGGCAGCGAACCGCCGCAAGCCAGGGTCCACAAAGCCACGCCGCGCGAAGACAACGAGCACTGCACGATCTGTGGCGCACGCATCAAGGCGGTACCAGGAGGCCAAGGCACCACCTGGGTTCACGCCGACTCCGGCGCGGTCGCGGCACCCAACCCGTGATGTCCACCGCGACCCCCTACGGCCGGTGGGAGGACGCGATGCTCCAACAGGCACGCCTGCTGGAGTTCACCCGCTCCTACGACGGACGGCGGGTCCTGGCCGACACCGAACAGCGCATGAACGCGCAGCACCAACCCGGCGCGGAGATGCCATCCGGCTTCCTGGTCCAGATGCAACTGCTGACCCTCAGCGAAGCCGAACCGTGCTGGATCGCCCCAGAGGTCGCGGAGCTGATCAACCACGCCCGCGACACTTGGAAACCAGAGCCGGTGCTCGGCTCCGACGCCTTCGTGCCAACCGGGTTCTGCCTGCTGTCCAGCCCGCTGTACCTCCACAACGAACTGGACTCAGAGCAACCCATGCGCGCGCTCGCGTGGACCTCGATCATCGGCGACGACGACACCAGCGGCTGCTTCTGGATCAGCCTGTACGCGCACATAGACGACGACCCGACACCGATGTCCGACGCGGTGCGCGACTGGTGGCGTCGTAACGGTCCGCTTGGGCTCGCGCACTACTACCAGTGGACGTGGGGCACGCTCCCGAGCGAGGACAACACCGTCACCAGCCACCTGGACATCGCCGACGATGACGACAGTCCAGGCGAGGTGATCCGCCGCGCCCGTGAGCAGGAGGCAACGATCCAGGTGCTGTGGCGACTTAGCCAACAGCTCGTGCCGGTCGCGCACAAGGCACCGCGAGGCATCCGCCGCGACCTCAAACGCCGACTCAACCTCGACCACCCGAACGTCAACGTCATCAAGCTCCGCCGCGAGCGGTCCGTCGGCGACAGCGACGAAACCGACCGGCACTACAACGTCAGCTTTCTCGTGCACGGCTACTGGGCGGTCAGGCACACCAAGGACGGCCCACGGCAGGTGTGGGTTCGCCCGCACGTCAAGGGACAGGGACCGTTCAAGGACACCACCAGAGCCTGGGAGTTCGTGAGGTAATGCCCGACCCGAGAAGCTGGAAGCCAGAGGTCATCGCCGACGACAGCGGCAAGTGGGCGGGGAACACGCTGCGGTTCGCGACCCGCTCGGAGGCCGAAGCGTGGGTTCAGGATCTCAAGCGCCGCTGGGTGCTCGTGCGTGACACGCGAGTGGTGCCGTCGGACGATCCCGTCACACGATGGACGCGGTGGTCGTGATGGGCTACGTCCTGCTTGGCGTGATCACGTTCTGCGTGGTCCTGGTCGCAGGCGGGTTTGCGATCTGGGCGTGGAACGTCTGGAAAACCTCTGACGCACGATATGTGCTAGTCTTTGGGTGCGGCCAAAAGGCTGCGCATCGACCGAGGAGACAAAGATGAGCACCACCCAAGAGTTCCGCGACTGCGACGTTCAGCAAACGATCCAGCAGATCGGGCGGATGAACCTGCTCGCGATCAGTGGTGGCAGGATTGTGCGCCGCGCGACCGGGATCACCCTCCCCGTCGGCGCTGGCTACAGCGTCACTGTGGACCTCGACTGGAACGACACCTACGTCGTCCGCCGCGTCTTCAGGCGCAAAGCGAAGGTCTGGATCAAGGGCGAGCAGCGCGACGTGTACTGCGACGAGATCGGCGAGGTTGCGTACCGCGCGTCGTGCTTCCGCAACGGTCCGTGGGGCGTGACCTCGTGAGGATCGCCTACGACACCAAACGCTTCAGCGCCGAGACACTGGAAACGATCCGCCAGGCCAACCAGATCCTCGTTGACTACGAGCAGCAGGGCTACGACCTGACACTCCGACAGCTCTACTACCAGTTCGTTTCGAGGGATCTGATCCCGAACAACGAGCGGTCCTACAAGCGGCTCGGGTCGATTGTCAACGACGCCCGGCTGGCTGGTCGGATCGACTGGGATCACATCGTGGATCGCACCCGCAACGTCCGCTCGATCACCCACTGGGACGATCCGGCGAACATCATCGAAGCGACCGCCCGCAGCTTCAAAGTGTCGCTGTGGGAGCAGCAGAACGACTACGTGGAAGTGTGGATCGAGAAAGACGCGCTCGTGGGCGTGATCACCCGCGTCTGCAACGAACTCGACGTGCCGTACTTCTCCTGCCGTGGCTACACCAGCCAGTCAGAGATGTGGGCTGCCAGCCAGCGGCTGCTGACCCCGATCATCGACGGCAAGAACGTGACCGTCCTGCACCTCGGCGACCACGACCCGTCCGGGATCGACATGACCCGCGACATCGAAGACCGCCTGCGTCTGTTCATCAGCTCCGACTACGCCCGCCACAAGATCAAGCAGCACCCAGGGTTCAAAGAACTGAGCAGCATGAACCGGGAGGCGACCATCGGCCAGTGGATCACCGAGGCGCTCGACCGCTTCGAGGTTCGCCGGATCGCGCTGACGATGGCGCAGATCACCGAGTACGACCCGCCACCGAACCCCGCGAAGCTGTCGGACTCACGCTCGGCAGGGTACGTCGAGGAGTACGGCTACGAAAGCTGGGAGCTGGACGCGCTCCCACCAGACGTGCTCTCAGCGCTCGTGCGCGAGCACGTGGAGGGCCTGATCGAGGAGGACGCCTGGGAGGCAGCACGCGAACGTGAGGAGGACGGACAGCGGCTGCTGCGTCTCGCGTCCGAACGGTGGACGGAGATCGTCAAGGACCTGAACGGGGACGCGCTATGACCGTGCGCGTCTCCTTCGACTACTACCCTGACGAACCCGAAGACGTGGCGACCGGCATGTCGGAGGAGGAGTACGAACGGCTCATTGGCGAGCTGCTGGCGCTCGGAGCCGACAACATCGAAATCGACAAGGGGGCCTGAGATGGGACTGAGGATTCTGGTGGGACACGAACAGGGCGACTACGGCTACGAACGCCAAATCGCCTGCCTGTTCGACAGCGTGACCGACTGGGCGTTCGGTCCCATCTTTCACCGTGCCGAGAACGGCGACTCGCCCGAGGACCTCGCGCAAGCGTTCCTCGACTGGCTACAGGAACAGGCCGAGAGCAATGGTCGTGACGTGCGCCAACTCCCGCCCCGCGAGCTGGAGAAGCTGCACGACCAGTGGGCAACCGAAGCCACGTAGAGTTTCTGCCCATGCGGGAACCGGAGACGCTCGCTGATGTGCTGGCACGAGTTCGGCACTACGCCGACGGTCCGGAGGGCACCCACGCCTACTGCGACGGTGGGGAGTCGCTGATGGACGCCGAACGGCTTGCGGACGGCATCGACCAGCTCACCGTCGAGCGTGACCACTTTCGTGTCGCGCTGGAGCGCATCATGAAAGAGGACCACGAGGGCGGTCCCGGCTGGTTCGCTGAGATCGCCGCCGAGGCGCTGCACCGCTACCAGTAGCTCGCCTGCGGGGAACGCCCGGAGCGGCGGTAAGGTGGGGCTCGTGGAGTACGAGCGCATCGTCGTTCCCCGTCCGAACGAACCCCCGTGTCCCGCAGCCTCCCTGGTGGCAGAAGCAGCCGGGGGCACGGGGTGCGCTTGCCGAATCACCAGCGACGTGATCGACAGCCGCCACGATCCCGTGACGCTCGCGGCGTACTGCTTCAACGACCAGGGCTACCAGTCCTGCCCAGCCTGGCGGGCCGACCGCGAAGCGCTGCTGGCCAGCAGAACAGTCCGGCCGCTACTGAACCGCCGGGGTGACCTGACCGCCGGACACCCCGAAGATCGTGAGCGTGAGCAGGGGCTCGCGATGGCACTCGACGCACAGGAGCGCGACCGGTGGCTGTCGGACCGCGAACACGACCGCTAGAACCTCGCCTGTACCTGACCAATGAGCAGACCCTCGTTTACGTGCTCGACCTCGCTGAAGGCGGACAGGCCGTGATCGAAGACGCCCGCGACGGCGAGATCGAATGCGTCCCCGGCAAACACCTCGAAGGCTGGCGGGTCGTGGTGCCCAAACATGCCACGTGACGGGCTGATCGGACGGCTCCAAGAAGCTGTTGAGGACCGCACCGGCAAAACGGTCATCGACCAAGACCGGCTCCAACTGCTTGAAGCGTCGGACGTGGAACGCCGGGCGATGCAGAAAGAGCTGGACATGCTCGGCTATTACGTCCTCGATCAGATGGGCGGTCAGCCGCAGGAGGTCAAAGCCATCGAGCGTCGCAAGATGGCCGCGCAAGCCCGGATGGTCTGGATTCAAGACCCGGTGGCCGGAGCGAACGTGGACCTGTCCTGCCAGTTCATCTTTGGACGCGGCGTCCCGAAACCCAAGGCTGCCGACGACAAGGTGCAGGAGGTCATAGACGAAGCGTGGGCCGATCCGGACAACCAGGCGGCGCTGACCACGTTCCCCGCGCAGGTCGCGCTCTGCACCGACCTTGTGCTCCAGAGCAACCTGTTCATCCTGTTCTTCGAGGGGGACGACGGGAAGGTCAAGCTCGGCATCCTGAACCACGACCTCGTGGAGGACGCGGTACGCGACTCCCAAAACCGGCTGCGTGTCCTGTACTACGTCGCCCGTCGCCGCGACTACCAGTGGGACTACACGATGGACCGCGTGAGCCTGAAAACGTCGGTTCCGTTGCAACAGTCCGGCAACCCCGTCGTGCAGTATTACCAGTCGCTCGCCGCGACCGACTCCGCGACCGGCAAGCTCATGACCGACGATCCGACCTGCCCGGCGGAGAAGCTCGGCGATGGGCTCGTCTACCACATCGCGATGAACAAGGGCTCCGAGCAGGTGTTCGGCATCCCCGCGATGCGCCGGATTGTGAAGTGGATGGCCGCGCTGAACGACTTCATGGCCGCGCGGGTGGACATGACCCAGGCAGCGGCAGCGTTCATCATGCGCCGCACCGTCAAGGGCTCCCCGCAGCAGGTCGCGAAGATGGCCGCGAAAGCGATCTCGCGCACCTCCAGCCTCGCCGCGACCTCGATGGACGACCCGACCGCTGGAGTGGTGCTCCCCGGCCCACGCCCAGCGTCGATGCTCTACGAGTCCGAGGGGATCACCACCGAACCGTTCTCCGTCCCAACCCAGGCAGCAGCAGCACAGCAGGACGCGCAGATGATCCGCTCCCAAATCAGCTCGGCGACGTGGCCGCAGCACTACCTCGGTGACCAGTCCAACGCGAACCTCGCGACCGCCGCGTCACTGGAGCTGCCGGTGATCAAGAAGGTCGAGGCGTTCCAGGAACTGTTCGAGGGACTGTTCCGCACGTTCACCGACAGGGTGATCCAACGCGCCGTGGACTCCGGACGCCTACCGACCGAGCTGACCGAGGAAGAACGCGCGCTGCTGAAGTCAAAGAAACCGGGGGAGCAGGTCCCCGGCGGAGATGGCGTCACACCGCCCGCTCCGGCGCAGCAGGAGCCTCCGCTGGCGATGACGGACCCCACGTCCGGAACAGGATCGGAGGAGCTGACAGAGGCTTACAGCGGCCAGACGCAGGACGAGAAACAAACCGAGCGCGACCTTGGCTACGAGTTTGCGATGCCGAACCCGCTCAAGCGCGCGATGGCCGACCTGATCACCAGCATCGCGAACCTTGCCCGCACGTTCGATCCGAACAACACGAACCTCGAACTCAGCCGCGCGCTGCTTGGCATCGCGCTCGGCCAGGGGCTCGACGTGGCCGACCCCGCCGCCGCCGTCGAGCGCATCCTCCCCGAGGGCTACGTCGATCCGATGGTCGCCGCGAGCATGGCCCAAGCTGGCGCTGGCAACTCCCAACCAGGTGGTGGGCAGCCGCCGTTGATTCCACCCGGTCCGAACCCGTTCGGTGGCGGCGAGTACGTCGCCGGGGAGCAGCCACCAGGCGAAGGCCCGGACAACCAGAACCCGTACGGCGCGCAGGGGTTCTCCTCCAACTACCAGGACAACCAGGGGCAGGTGTACGAAGCGGCGGAGGACGAGTCCGAGGAGCAGCGCATGGGTCGCCTGATGGGAATGTGGGACGAGGAGATCGGCGATCTGGTGGACGAGATGCTCGTCGCAGCCTCAGCCTCAGCCTCCGCCAACGGCAACGGGCACTCGGCCTAGCTCACGCCTCGCTACCTTGGCCGGATCGCATAAGCCTCTATCTTGTGCTATCCTTGGTTACACAAACCCGACCAAGGAGAAGTGATGAGCAGAGAGTTCGCTGTACGAACAGACCCACGGGACCAAACGCGCACAATGATGCGCGACAACGCGGCGCTCGAACCCGAGCAGGGCAAGCGCGAACCGGTTGTCAACAGCATCGAGCACCGCGTGCTGGGGCGCACGTCGGTTTACGTCGCCGACGTTGAGAAGGTGGGAGCCAGGACCCTACGGGACGAATACGGCAATCCCGTGTTCCGTCGCGTGCATGTCGATTCCTCGTCAGGGATGCACCACAACGACATGGTGAGCCTGCTGGTCAACCACGGCATGTCGAGCAAACCGACCGAGGTCTTCGCAGGCAACCACGGCCAGGGACTGATCCTGGCGAACGGGATGGACAACCCGGCGGGCCTCTACATCATCTCCAAAGCAGCCGGGCAGGACGCGCCCTACCTTTCCGTATGGGACGTGCAGGACGACCAGGGGGGTCTGCGCAGCTTCGAGATCATCGAGGAGGACGAGGACGGCGAGGACTATCTGGCCGAATCCGTTGCGTGCATTGAGGTCACGCCCGCCCTGGTGGTTGATGGCCTCAACATCCTTGAAGTGTGGGAGTCCGCGTTCGATAACCCGAAGTTCAACCGGCAGGTGCCCGAGAGTGCCACCGTCATTGTGGAGTGCGGAAAAACACTGACGGACTCCACCTACTACTCGACACAGCAGATATTCGACCCGGCGAAGAACGAGTGGGTCTACTCCCGGTGGGCGTTTGGCCAATATCTGAACGCGCGCTTCTGGGAGTTCCCGGAAGATATGGAGCTGTACTGGGGCGTTCCTGGGGGCAACTTCCAGTTCGACTTCCAGTCCTACGGCTTCAAGCCCGGTGAGACGGCGGTGACTTTCGGCGGCTCGCAACAGTGGGGTTACCGTCGGATTGACGGCCTACGCGAGATCATCCACAAGATGTCCAGCACAAACGAGGGTGACGCCGACGACACACTGGCGACAATCGAGCAGGACTCCAAGACGTACCCTGACTGCGTTGTCCCGTTCAAGGCAGAGGTCTACATCCGAACGCTGCCCGAGGGCGTGCAGGCCCGCAAGCTGAACTTCCAGGCACGGCGCAAGGGCGTCATCTTTCTCGACTTCCACGACGAGATTTACCCAAAGTTGCAGGGCGATCCATACGGACAGTTCGGAATGTCACATGCGGCAGCGCGTGAAAGCGTGTGGGTACGTCTCATCCCGCTCAAGTTCGGTGGCCAATCACAGGGCAGCGTATGGGTTGGCAGTGGCCGCAAGGACGTGTTCGCGGTGGACCGCTTCGGCAACAACATCGACCTGCCGTGGCACGAGATGGCCGCAGCGTTCCGCAAGAACATGCCGCCAAAGCTGGTCGAGTGGATTCGCGCTCGCGACGCGCAGGACACGTCCGTTTCCTTCAATGATCGGCGTATCAACTCCTGGTGGGAGAAGATCGAGGCCAGGTTCAAGAAGACGAAAACGCGCACGGTTACGGAGACGATCACGGAGACGGTACCCGTGGTCACCGGTACAGGGACCGAGCCGGGGGAACGGAACGGCAAGCGTGGCCCCATTGTCAACCCCGGCGAGACTCACCCGCCAGGCGACGGCGAGACGACGCGCAAGCCGCCGCAAAAGGGCGGCGGTAAGCAAGTCGGTGAGAAGAAGCAAACGATCACGCGCAAGCGCAAGCAGACCGACAAGGTTGCCGACAAGAGGCCGAAGCACCCGATGTGCAGGTGGGTGGAGAACGCCGAGGACTGGCCGGAGGACCTGAAAACCTGGGGAGTCATTTACGACGAGCCAAGCGACGCGAATGACCAGCGTGGCATGCTGAAACTCAACTGGCACCACTGGTGGGTACAGCAGTGGTATGCGGAGCTGTGCGAGCAGACGCAAACACCGACCCAGGTCCAGCGCAGGCTCCGTGAGGTGCTGGAGCGCTCGGCACTGACGAAGCTCGGTCACCGACTGGCTGAGTGCCGCAACCGTGAGCTAGCCGTCAGCCGCAAAGATCGAGAGACGATCTTCTCGCCCCCGGCGCTGACCGGGTACCTGCTCGGGCTGTGGGATCACGAGCGGCGTGTCCTTGACGGTCTGGTGGAGATCGCGGAAGCGGACGTGGAGGAAGCAGCAGCGTGAGCGATCTAACGGGGGCGACAAACGGTCGTCCCCGTTACCGCACCGTAGTAATCGACCCGCCGTGGCCGTACCAGCGCGCATCGAGCCACGGCAAGCTGCACGGCTACACCGCCAGCGCCAGCGAGCGCGAACACCACTACGAGCCGATGTCACTGGAGGCCCTCGCTGCCCTGCCCATCGGCAAGGCGGTCCACGGCTACCTGTTCCTCTGGACCACCGGCCCGTTCATCCCAGCCGCCCTGGACCTGATCAAGGCGTGGGGCTTCAACTACGTAACTGCGCTCTACTGGGTCAAGCGCACCTCGAACGGCAAGCTCGCGTTTGGACCAGGGTTCTGGTATCGCGGAGCAGCCGATCCGATCCTCCTGGCACGTAGCCCCGGAGTCCCGGCGATCCGCACGCACGAGCGCAACATCATCTTGGGGGGCGACGAGAACGAGAACGCCTTCGAGGCCCTACGTCTCAAGCACTCCGCGAAGCCGGAGAAGTTTCAGGAGCACGTTGAAAGCCACTACCCGGAGTCGTGGCTGGAACTGTTCGCGCGCCGCCAGCGTCCCAAATGGACGTGCTTGGGTGATGAGTGTCCCGGTGATGGCGGCGACATCCGTGAGTCTCTGCCGCGTGCCATAGCTGGCGAGATCGAGCCAGCGCCCGAGACGCTGCCCGAGCCAGAGCCAGAGTCCGAGGAGACGACCGCTCAGCGCCTGTGGTCCTAGCGCGATTCGCGGCGCACTGGAAAACGGAAGTTCTAGCGAACATCTTGCGTTAGTCCTGGGTCAAGACGACCGAGGAGGTCAAATGAAGAAGCTATTCCTGCCACTGGCAGCAGTGGTGGCATTAGGAGCTGCGACCACAGCATCGTCAGCGCTGGCAGACGGATCTTGCGGGGCTAACTACACATTGACTACCGCTTGCCCATTGACCAGCGCGGGGGCGTTCAGCGGCACGCTCGTCAACAATGCGGTCAACGGCGACTGGCCCAACGGCGGCGAGAACGACTACTACAAGTTCTACGCCACCAAGGGCACCACCCTGTCGGTCACGATCACCGACACCTACCCGTGCGCCATACCTCCCGTCGAGTCCGTAGACGGTCCGTGGTCCCCGGACGGGCGGTGCGGGACGATGCTCGCGTACATGGACATCTCCGACGACGAGCGGGACCGGACCGGGATATCCGGATACGGGGTCGGTGACGGCAACGTCAACTACACCCTGCACACGGGAACGCCGTTCACAGCGACGATCCCCGGCACCGGCACCTGGTACGTGGTCGTGGACGGATCGCCCGCGTTCGATGACACCGGGACGATCATCTCCCCGACGCCGTACACCGTCAACGTGACCGTGACCGCCGGGTC